GGCCGCCGCCGTCGCCGCGGCCCGAGCCAGCCTGGCGACCGGCTCTCCGTCGCCGGCCCCCGGCCCGGCCCCGAAGGAGTGCGTTTGCGGCGGGACCTGCGTCGGCGGCCAATGGAAGCCCGACGGCCGCGTCCTGGTTCCCTGCCCGTGCCCGGCCTCCTGCAACTGCAAGAAGCCGAAGGCCGCCGGGGCCGCCGAGTGCCCTGACGGCAAGTGTCAGGGGCCGGCTGTTCTACGGTAGGACGCACGACTTCAGCGGCTCGGGGGCGGTCTCCTACGGTGGCGGCTGGTTCATTCACCAGCACCGACTAGGAAACGCACACCATGCCGACGAAGAAGCAGCTCCTCCAGGACGAGGCCGCCGAGCTCGCCAAGACGATCACCACTCTCCGGGCCGTCGAGACCGAGGACGCGACCGAAGCCGCGCAGATCGGCGAGCGGATCGACGCTTCCGTCCGGCGCTGCGACGAAGTTACGGCGGAGCTCGAGCGGGAGAAGGCCCTCGACGCGAAGGTCGACGCGGTCCGCTCCGCCATCGCGAGCGACTCCGAGCCCCGCGGCGTGATCGAGAGCGTCGAGGCCCGGAAGGCCCCGGCCGTCCATGTCTTCCCCAGCCAGGCGAAGGGCTTCCGCTCGACCGCCGAGGCGGAGGTCGCCGGCCGTGCTTTGCGGGCCCTGGCCCGGAAGGACGTCCGCGAGCTGCGGGCGATGAGCGGCTCCTCGGCCGGTGCCGGTGACGAGCTCGTGATCCCCGAGCTGTTCAACGGATTCATTGACGTCCTGGGCTACGCTTCGGTGGGCGTCCAGCTCGCCAGCCTCTACCCGACGAGCTCCAACTCGATCACGATCCCGAAGATCGGCGAGATCGAGGCCAGCTTCTTCACCGAGAACACGACGATCACCGACGACGACGCGACGACCTCCGACGTCGAGATCCAGCTCCACAAGCTGGGCCGGCTGATCAAGGTCTCGAACGAGCTCGCCGAAGACGTCGCCTCCGGCGTGGCCCTTGCCCAGACCGTGGCGAATCGCCTCGGCCTGGCGATCGCGAAGAAGATCGACGAGGTCTGGCTCCAGGGTGCCGAGGCCCAGAGCATCGACGGCCTGGTCGGCGAGATCGCCGCCGGGAACACGGTGACGCAGGGCGTCGACAATGACGGTGCGGACCTGGCCGAGATGGTCGGGCTGATCGACTCGCGGGCCTCGAACACGGCCTGGGTCGTGAGCTCGGCCGGCTGGTCGCACATCCTGAAGGCCTCGGTCGTGACCCAGTCGACGACCGTCGGCGACCGTGTCCTCCCTGTCGTGATGGGCTCGCCCGTCTACCGCTGCCTCGGCCTGCCTGCCGGGACGCTCGCCCTCTACGGCGACTTCTCGATGGCAACCGCGGTCGCCTACAAGGCGAACGGCCTCCAGATCGCGGCCTCGACCGACGCCGGCTTCGCCGCCGACCAGGTCGTCTACCGCGGCACCCAGCGGGTCGGGATCAGCAACCACGACGCGAGCTTCGTCTCGAAGCTGGTCGTCGACTGACCCGAGCCCCAGTCGTGACGCAGTTCGCGGCCGGGGGTGGCAGGAAGCCGCCCCCGGCCGCTCGCACGATCCGCCCCCTACCTGATCGCCGGAGGCCTCCATTGCATGAGACCTAAGACCCTGCGGATCCTGACCGCTGCCTCCGAGGAGCCGGTGACGCTCGAAGAGGCGAAAGACCAGGTCGGACTACTGGCGGAACAGGAGGAGTTCGACTCGCTCCTGGCCGGGGCGATCGCGGCCGGCCGCCGAGTGATCGAGCAGCGGCTCGGGATCACGCTCGCCGCGACCCAGTACCGGGCGAAGTGGGACATGGGGGCCGTCGTCCTCTACCTGCCGGCCCCGCCGGTCCTGATCGACGAGGAGCATCCCTTGACCGTGACGGTCGGCGGCGAGGCCCTGACGGAGAGCGAGTACGAGATCGAGGCCGACGCGATGCCGGCCGAGCTGGTGCTCGACGGCCGGGCCGTCGACCAGGTCGTCGTCGAATACTGGGGCGGCGTGGCCGACGCGACAGCGATCGACCCGGCCCTCCGGGCGGCCCTCCTGATGTTCGTCGAGCACCAGTTCAATCACCGCGGGGTGATGACCGAGGGCGGCTTCCAGGAGCTGCCCCAGGGCTTCGAGATGCTGCTCGCCGCGTCGAGCTATTCGGGGGGCTACTGATGATCCCAGCCGGCACGCTCCGCGACCTGTTCGCGATCGAGGAGCCGACCGAGGAGCGGAACGAGCTCGGCGAGAGCGTCCAGACTTGGAGCGAGGTCGGTCGCCGGCTGGGGGCTTACGAGGCCACCACCTACGCGGAGCTGGACCGCCGCGGGCAGATCGGCGGCACGGTCTCGGCGACCGTCCGGATGCACTACTTCCCCGGCCTGACCGGCCGGCACCGGCTGAAGTGGCTCTCGCGGGACGATCGCCTTCTCTATATCTCAGCCGTGATCGAGCGGAACAATCGTCGCGAACACGAGCTGACGGTCGAGGAGCAGGCGACATGATCTCCCTGAACTGGAACCAGGTCGAGGGCGAGATCGGGGCCATCGTCCAGCGTTACGCGGAGCTGCCCCGGCACATCGCGAAAAAGCACCTGGTCGCCAGTATGCGGCGAGCCCTGAAGCCTGGAGTCCCGATCCTCCGGTCGAATACTCCGCCGCTCAACACTCGCCGCGGTCGCCGAAAGAAGGGCGACAAGCCGAAGTCGAGCGGAGCTCTCCGCCGGGCCGTCACGACCCGCGTCTCCTACAAGGGCCGGAACGCCGACGGGGTCGTCTTCGGTGTGCTCGGCTACAAGGCCGGGGCGGAGAGCCGGAAAGCGATCTGGCAGGAGTTCGGGACGTCGAAGGGGATTCTCCCGCGGGCAATGGTCGCGAACACGATGGAGCGATTCGGACCCCGAGTCGGGCCGCGGCTGGAGAAGGAAATGAAAGAGGGCCTCGAGCGAGCCGCGAGGGAGCTCGCCAGCAAGAAGAACCCTGGCGTCGGGAAATCGGGCTTCGGCCCTGGGAGTTGAAACAATGCCATACCCCGAAGCCTGGCTGAAGGACGCGATCGAGGAGGCGGAGGTCGACGCCTTCCCCCTGACCGTTCCCGAGGGGACGCTCCCGCCCTTCGTCGTCTACGCGAGGACCGGCACGGCCCGCCAGCGGGACCTCGACGGGACCGTCGGCTCGCCGGTCGGGACCTTCTCGGTGGAGATCTACACCGACGGCTACCTCGAGGGGAAGGAGCTGGCCGACGCGATCCGGCAACAGGTGAACAACTTCAGCGGCTCGGCCGACGGGGTCACAATCCAGTGGTCTCACCTGGCCGAGGAGGCCGACGGCGACCCCGTGTTCCTCGACGGACGCGATCGGCCGACCTACCTCGTCCAGCAGACCATCGAGATCACCTGGGAAGAGTGACCACATGGCCGAGCTTTCAGGGATGCCGTCCGTCGGGCCGACGCTGCCTGGCGGTTGCACAAACGTCAAGGTCGGGTCGACGGCTGCGGATCCGTCCAGCAGCTCAAACAAGGTCGACGTCACGACGCTCTCGGACTCTGCCCGCGTCTACCAGGACGCGCCGCTGGTCGATGTCGGGTCCGGTGCCGAGGGAGGCGTGACGCAAACCGTCACCTGTACGTTCTTCGGCGAAGCGCCAGCCGTGAACACCGACCCGAACGCCACCGGCTGGATTTGCAGCGAGTCGGAGACGGAATGGGCCGTCGGTGACATGGTCAAGGGGACGGCCACCTACGTCTACAAGGCCCCGCCCGCTGAGGAGGAGTAAGCATGGCAACCCCGGCACAGGGTGGAACCCCGAGCGGTCTTCCGAGCGGCTGCACCAACGTCAAGATCTCGCGGAAGGGCATCGACCCGACCGGCGGATCGAATCGACTAGACGCTTCGACGCTCGATCTGGCCGTCGGGTCGGATCGCGTCTACGTCGACGGGCTTCCCGACTCCGGGGCGGGGGCCGTTGACGGCGCTACGACCACGGTCACGGCCGCGTTCTTCGGGCCAGGCGGGCCGACGGCCGGCGACGAGGTGACGATCGAAGGGGTCCTGTGCCGCTGCACACAGGTCGAGATCGAGTACGCGGTCGGCGAGCTGGTGAAGGGGACGGCGACATACGTCTCGATTCCCGACGAAGCGTAGGCCCCAAATACCGCCGGGGTCCCCGTGGCAACGCTCGCCCACAGTTCGACGGTCTCCTTCGCCGGGACGAGCCTCGGCCAGCTCGTCCAGTTCCAGGCCGGCGGCGGCTCGGCCGTGACCGCCGACGTTACTGGGGTCGATGCCGCGATCTACGGGGTCTCGGGAAACTCCCGCGTCGTCCGTCAGATCGACGCGGTCGCGATTGACCCAGGGACCGCGTCCGTCAGGCTTCTGGGGATGCCTCCGTTCTCGAAGATCAGGATCGGCGAAAAGGGATCGCTGGCGATCTCGACCCCCGGCGGGTCTCTCGTCGGCGAAGCGATCCTGATGAACTACGAGGTTGAGGGCAGCGTCGGGGATCTCCTGCGGGGATCCGCCTCCTTCCAGTTCACCGGAGCCTGACCAATGAAGAAGCTCGACGATCTCCTCGGCCTGGCGGACGAGCCCGTCCGCCTCCAGCCGCCGCGGTCAAAGTCCGCCGTGTTCCTCCGCTGGCCCTCGTTCGAGGAGTGGCACGGCCTGGCCGTCGCTCACCGGCAGCTCGCCGGCAAGGAGCCGCCGGCCGAGCTGATCGCGAAGACCGTCGCGGTCTGCCTGGCGGACGAGGACGGGAACCGGAAATACCAGGACGGAGACCTCGAGGACCTGCTCCAGGCGAGCCCGCGGTCGCTGATGTGGCTGTATGTCCAATGCTGGGACACGGTCCTCCGGAACGACGAGGGGGCGGTGAAGGAGGAGGAAAAAAACTGAGGAGCGAGCCGTGGAGTCTGTTCCTCTACCGGCTCGCCGCTCACCTGAACAGCGAAGACGTTCCGGCCCTCGCGGCTCGGTTGTCGGTCCGCCAGCTCCGCCGCTGGTGCGCCTTCTACCGGCTCGAGCCCTTCGGCGACGAGTACCGGAGAACCGGACGGCAGACGGCAATCCTGGCCCAGGCGGCCGGGGCGAAGGTCTCCGAAGAGTTCGCCGAGATGTTCCTTCCAACCTATGACCCGGCCAGGCCGACGCAGACCGAGGAAGAAATGATGCGAGAGCTCGCGAAACTGAAGCCGCTCCGAAAGGCTGGCAAGTAATGGCAGCGATCGGCAAGGTCTCGGCCGTGTTCACCGCGTCGACGTCTGGCCTGACGTCTGGCGTCAATCGTGCCTCGCAGTCGATGAACGGCCTCCAGGCGAGCGTCGGGGGCCTCCGCGGGTCGATACAGGCCCTGGTGGCGATCCAGGGGGCGCAGCTGTTCGGCGGGATCGTCTCCGGCGCTCGCCAGGCGGCGGCGGCGATCAGCAGCGTAGTTCCTGGCGGGATCCCTGGGATCGGGGAAGCGATCAACCAGGCGACCACCCTCGGCGAGGAGCTCAGTAAGAGCTCGGTCATCTTCGGCTCGGCGGCGGGCCAGGTCGGCAGTTTCGCGGAGGTCGCCAGCGCGATCGGCCTATCTCGGACGGCGGCCCTCCAGGCGACCGGCTCCTTCGGGAACCTGTTTACTGCGATGGGCCTCGGGCAGACCGAGGCCGCGAACTACGCGACGACCCTGACGTCCCTCGGGGCGGACCTGGCCTCGTTCAATAACACGACCGTAGACGAGGCGATTCTCGCCCTCGGGGCCGCCCTCCGCGGCGAAGCCGAGCCGATCCGCCGCTACGGTGTGCTGCTCGATGACGCGACCTTGAAACAGATCGCGTTTTCCCGTGGCCTGACGGCCTCGCCTACGGACACGCTCTCCCCGGCCATCAAGGCCCAGGCGGCCTATGCCGCGATCTTGCAGCAGACCCAAAAGGCCCAGGGGGACTTCCTCCGAACGTCTGGCGGCCTGGCGAATCAACAGCGGATTGTGGCGGCCGAGTTCGACAACGTCGCGGCAAGGGTCGGCGAGACGCTGCTCCCGGTCTATCAGCAGTTCATCGCCGGGATCCGCGAGTCCCTTCCGGCCTTCGAGGCCGCGGGGGCCCAGGTCGCGGCGTTGGTTGCGTCGATCGACTTCGCCGAAGTGGTCGGCGCGGCGGTCTCTGGATTCTCGGCCGTTGTCGGTGCCGTGGAAGTCCTGGCAACCGTCCTAAAACCAGTCGCCGAAAACCTGATCCCAGCGCTTGCCGGCGGCTTCGCTGTCCTGAACGCCGGGGCGATTGCGGCTCAGTTTCGATCGTTTACGGCCGCCCTGGCTGTCGGATCCGGGGCCATGCGAGGGATGAGCGTGGCGACGTTTCTCGCGTCCGGAGCCATGAAGGCCTTCCGGACCGCGTTGATCACGACCGGGATCGGGGCGATCGCCGTCGCTCTCGGCTACGCGGCGGACGCCTTGATTAAGTGGTACACGGCCTCCGGCAATGCGGCGGACGGGACGAAGAACGTCGAAAAGGAAGCGAAGGCCAGCGCCGCGGCCATCAAGAAAGCCGTCGACGAGGCGATGAAATCGAGCACGCTCAATGCCGGCCAGGCCGCCGGCAAGGCCGCGGTGGACGCGATCAAAGAGTCCGGGGACGCGGTCAGCACGGCGGGCTTCAAGACGATCGACGCGGTCCTGGCGGCGGCCGGCGGGGCTGTCCAGCAGCTCGCGAAAGCGACCCCGGAGCCGATCGACATCCAGCAGACCGTCGAGGTCAGCGGGATAAAGGAAGCCGTGAAGGGAATCGAGTCGAGCTCGGCCGAGGGCCTGCGGGAGATGTTCCGGCTGATGCGGGGCGTCAGCGGGAAGAGCGTCGACGAACAGCAGCTCGAAGAGCAAAAGCGCACGAACCAGCTCCTGGCGGAAAATCTGCCGGGGATGGGGGTCGACCTAGAGGCCGTCGACCTGGCACCAGCGGCGGGAGGCTAAGAAATGGCGATCGTCTGGAGCAAGGAAGTACCGAAGGGCCGCACGCTCTCAGGGAACCGGAACGACGGGGCGGTCTATCGTCGCGAGTTCCTGGTCCGCGTCGACGCGATCAACACTTCGCTCGTCGACATCTCAAACGCTCCCGACTGCGCCTTCGGAGACCCACACCCGGACGACCCCTCGGTCTTCATGGACCGCTACGACGTCAAGCCGGCGGACGACTCCGGCCTCCTGTACCTGTGCTCCTACGAGTACAGGAAGCAAAACCCGCAGGACCAGGAGCCGCCGGAGGGCGAGCCGGGCGGCCTCGATTTCCGGCCGCCGGTCTGGAGCGGCTCGTCGGGGGTCGTGACGCGGCCGGTCTACAAGGACCGGAACGGCGACATCATGACCAACTCAGCCGGCGACCCCCTCGAGGACCTCGAGGCGGAGCAGGCCGAAGAGCGTCTGACGCTGACGCAGTATTTCCTAAGTCACACGGGCTGGCTCTCCACCGCGAAGGCCTACACCAACGCGGTGAATAATGTCGCATGGAACGGCGGGGACGCCCATACCTGGAAGTGCCAGGGGTGCAGTAAGAAGTTGAATATTGAGAACCGGAACGGGGTCACGGTGATCTATTGGGAGATCACATGGGAGTTTGCCTACAAGGCAGACAACTGGAAGCTGAAGCCCTGGGACATTGGATTTCACGAGCGGGTCGACGAGACGACCGGCGAGCCGTCCGGAACCGGGACGAAGCGGGCGGTCATCAAAACCCAGGACGGCAAGGGGACACGCCAGCCCGTGGCCCTTGCCGGAGGAGTGGCCCTGCCGCCCGGAGTGCCGCCGGTCGCTCTCGAGTTCGAGGTCTACGAGCCGCTCGACTTCACGACTCCATTCGGTCAGCTCTTCACGCCCTCGGTCACTGGGGGTGCCTGATGCCCAGGCGGATGGACAACTCCGACCGCGGGGTCCTGATCACCGAGGAGGCCGCCCGCCGGCTCCAGAAGGTGATCAACCAGACCGGCGACAATGCTCGCGACATTCACGCCCCCAAGCTGCGGACGGCCTTCGACGAAGGCCAGGGGATAAAGATCGGCCGAACGGTCGGGGCGTGGGCGAAGGGCACGACGCAAGAGCTCCAGATCATCTACGAGAACGACTGCGAGGACGAGGGCGAGCCGACGACCCTCGTCGCCTGGAACCTGTCTTTCCCAGTGGCGGACGGGGTCCGCGTGAAGATCGCCCAGGCCGTGAACGGATGCTGGTATCTGGTCCAGGCGGAGAGCTGCGAGTCCTCCGGATGCTGCCCGAACATCGGAGGCCAGGACCTGACGCAGGTCACGGCCTATGACGGCACGAAGACGCAGATCCTCGGACACGAGAACGGCTGCCTGAAGTGGTTCGACGTCTATACCTGCCCGGAGGAGGAATGACGTTCGAGATCCCGACCCGCGAAGGTCAGATCGTGATGATCGACGGGGCGGTCCGCCTCAACGATCCGAGCGACGAGCGGGCCTGCAAGTGCTGCGCGTTAGCCTGCGAGAGCGAGCTGACGGTCTCCGTCAGTTTTTGCGGGATGACCGTGACCGAGACGCTGACGATCCCTGGCATCCTGAACCAGGGGATCGCGAACCTCCCCGACGGCTCGTATCTGATCCTGAGTGCCCAGATCTCTTGCTCGCCCTGCGGCTGGGATGTCTTGATCGGGGTCTGCGCCTACTGCGATGCCACCGGCCAAGCCGCCTCGGACGGCTTCACCGCCCTGGTGCCGTTTGCCGCTGCCGCGGAGCCGGCCGGCGGCTACTGCCCGGAGACCGGGGCGGTCGCCCTGGAATGTTTCGGCCTCCAGTTCGGGATTCCCTGCGTTACGACCCCAACGGCGACCATCGGATGAACATCGTCACGGCCACGAACGGACGGCCCGATGTCGCGGAGGTCTGGTGCGCCGCCGTGGCGGCGACGTTGACGACCCCGCACACGGCGACGGTGCTCTACCAGGGTCCTCCGCCGCGGGGCTCGTGCGCCACCCGCGAGGTCCCGCACATCAGCGCGACGATCGGGATCGCGGTCGACCAGTACGCTCGCGGGCCGGTCCGGATGTTCCTCGAGGAGGACATGATCCCCGTCAGGCCGTGGAGCGTCGACGACTATCCCGGTCGCCTGGTGGCGGCTCAGGGCAACGCCCACGGCCAGCCCTGGCCGGCCCTCCTGATCAAGCGAGACTCCGGAGAGCCGGCGACCGCGATCGTCCCCCAGCGGTTTATCAGGGACGGCGGCTGTCCCGACTGGCTTCCGGCCGAGCTGTGCGAGCCGGCGATCCGAGCCAACGCGAAGGTCCTCGGCTCACATTTCATCCACATCGACAAGATGTACCGGCGGGAGATCCCGGAGGCCGCCGCGAAGAACGAGCTCCTCGAGCTGCTCCGCCAGCGGTTCGACGCCCCGGCCCCGGCGGCCGATCGGCTCGGCCTCGGCGACTTGGTGGCATCAGGCCTGGCCCGGATCGGGATCACCGAGGAGCGGGTCTCGCGGGCCCTGGGCCGGCCCTGTGGATGTAAGGAGCGGCGGGCCGCCTTGAACCGGGCGGGGCAGCGGCTAGGACTAGGCGGCTAGAAGCCGCCCCTACGTCACGGAGGACCTATGGCAGGCGACCCGATCACGGCAGTGGCGAAGCGGCTCGTCCGCGAGTTCCCGGACCATACCAGCCGCGGCCTGGCCCGGATGCTCGTCGCGGAGTGCAAGGGGGCCCTGACGATCGAGCAGGCCAGGAAGCGGATCGGCCGGCAGTTCGGCACCCAAGGGGCCCACCACCGCAAACACAGTAAGCCGGCGGCGGCCCGCGAGCCGCGTCAGTCGGGCGTCGACTACACGCTCCCGCCGTCGATCGCCAGGCCCTGGACGCCCTACACGCTGGAGGCGACCGGGCGGATCGGGATCCTGTCCGATGTTCATGTCCCCTACCATTCCGACGTCGCGGTCCGCGCCGCTGTCGACCACCTGGTTGAGGCCGACATCGACGCCCTGGTCCTGAACGGCGACCTCGCCGACTTCTACTCGATCAGCCGCTACACGAAGGATCCGAGACAGCGCGATCTGTCGGGCGAGCTGACGGCGGTCCGCGACTTTGTCGGCTGGATCCGGACCACGTTCCCCGCGATCCCGATCGTCTACAAGGCCGGGAACCACGAGGAACGCTGGCAGCACTACATCTGGCAGCACGCCCCCGAGCTGTCGAAGGAGCGGCGGATGTCGCTCCAGGCCTGGCTCGACCTCGACCAGCACGGCATCGACCTGGTCGAGGATCAGCGGCCGATCATGGCGGGCCGGCTTCCGATCCTTCACGGCCACGAGCTGCCGAAGGGGATGGCCTCGCCGGTGAACCCGGCCCGCGGGGCCTACATGCGAATGCGGCACACCGGCCTAGTGGGCCACCACCACCGCACCAGCGGACACGCGGAGGCGGACCTGTATCACAAGGAGACCTTCAACTGGTCGACCGGTTGCCTGTGCGACCTGACGCCGGAATATGCTCGGATCAACTCCTGGAACTGGGGCTTCGCGATCGCCACGGTCCACGAGGGCGGGGAGTTCGACGTCGCGAATCTGCGGATCACGGCCGACGGGACCGTGCGGTCGTCGTGAGCGGAGACGACCTGGCCCAGGCCGAGCAGCTCTGCCGGCGGTTCGGGGCGGCCAACTGCTGGACTGGGTCGAGCGGGTCTCTAGCATCCGTAGCTCTGGCGATGGTCCGCGAACTACGGGAGCGAAGGATGAACGAGACGACACCAGCGGCGATGCTCCTCGAGGAGGCCTCGAAGACGATCCAGCAACGGCGGGCGACCTACGGGCCGCCGGCCGAACACTTCGCGAAGACGGTCGCGGCGGTCAACGCGATTTTCTCGGCGAAGCTCCGCGA